GTAGTATTTCAGCGAGGCAAAACCAGCACCAGCCATTGAGGAGCCCGAATCTGAAATGCGCTGAATTGATTGCAGCGATTGCAGATACAGACGATAGTAGTTATTGTCAGCAACGATCAGATCCGGTTTATCGGTTCCGCGAATCAGCTGAACAGCTACCGAATCCATATATTGCTGGATGTTGGATGCCGTAGTAGCTGCGCCGCCGTTCGTCACGCCGGAGTAAGCAACCGATTGCCAGAACGAATAACTGGCGCGGTTAATGCCACCATACGTACCGGAGGTCGGAGCATCCGGGACCATCGCTGCAAGCCCGGTGATGTTTTTTCCGCTGTTTCCTGTGCCATCCAGATAGATGTCGCCGGAAATACGGTTAGCCAGCTGCGCTTCGGCCACGTTCATACGACCGTCTAGCAGGTCGATGATCGCTTCCTTGCCGCTGTTCTGGATCATTTCCAGACCGCTGATCGATACCGCGGCAGCGTATTGCGTGATACCAAACTGCGCCGCACTGATCGGGCTGTTTTGCGAAACGTTCAACACTTCATAACCGCTATAGCTGTTCGTGTTGTTCGTCGTGCTGTCGTTATACATTACCTCTTGGAGTATGACATTCCCCCCACTGAAGGTCTTCACATTCCCGCGCTCTTTCAACCGGCGCAGAAGCGCGTTGTTGTTTGTTACGTTGTCGGCCAGCTCACCAGAACGACTTTGTATGTTGGTCGCAATGATGTCGCTGATCGAGCTATTGGCAAATGCCATTTTTTTAGCTCCTTAAAAACATTAATCAGAGTCGGTCGCTCATGCTGTCAAATTGCTCTGCCAGCAAAGCCCGACGATCATTTGCTTTGGTATTCGTCACGGTTCCGGGTGTGGATCCTCGCACGCTCACCGCTGCCGCCCGCGCCGATTTAGCAGCTTTATTTGCTGCTGCTCTTTTTGCCGTATCAAGCTCAGCTTGTTTGCTGGCTTGGACACTCTCAAAAAGGTTCGGATCTAAGCGTAAAGCCTTTTGATACGCGTCGTCTAAGTCGCTGGCCACACCACTCTGTAGGAGTTGGATCATTACCGGTCGCGCTTCTTCAAAATACTCGGCTTTCTGGCTGAAACTGTTGATCTCACCCAAAAGCGCCTGATTCTGCTGCTGTTCCTGTGCTTGCTTCCATCCCTGCACTTCGCCACGAACGGAATTCAGTTCGTTTTGCAGTGCGTAGATGCTCGGATCAGTCGGCGCCAGTTGTGGCTGGTCGCCCATATCGGATAAATTTACTCCGTAGCTTTGTGCAAGTCTAGCAAAATATTGACGTTTTTCCTGCGGATTACTGTAGCGCAAGGCATGATCGGCTTCCATCAGAGCCTTGACCGCGCCCGGCGCGTCGATGCCCAGCCCTTGAATCGTGTTCATGTAAGGGTTGAGCACCTCCTGCATTTGGTCTGCAAACTGAGCTTTTGAAATTAGCGGCTCAACCCCGGCTTTCATCTCATTCTCGCGCTGCCAAGCATATTCCTGAATGCGCGCTGGGGCGGTTTTCCAGTCCTCGTGATAATCTTTTTTCCAACTGGCTGGCGGGCGCTTCCACAACGGTTCCTCCACGGACTCGGCGGCTGGTTCTGCTTTTGCCTGCGGCGCAGGTTTGGCATACTTACCAGCATCATCTCGCGGCTTTTCAGCCTTTGCCGGTTCAGCCCTTGCCGGCTCCGGCGCGGCCTCTACCACCTCGTCAAACTGTTGGGAAAGCATATCCCGACGGCTGTCTTGGTTTTCTACCGGCACAATCTCATTTAGATCAGACATTTTTTGCTCCCTGTGGGGGTTATCTACGGATAAAACGAATATCGTCGCGCAACTTAGCCAGCACGCGGTTAGCTTGGTCGTGCGTCATGTTGGCCACTTGCTCCCGCAAAACCTCTCGGCGCGTGTCTTTTCCCTGCGTCGGCTTGGTTTCCATCGTTTCGTTGCCGATCTCGATGCAGTTGTGTTTCCGGAGATGAGCCCGGTGCTGGCTGCGGCTAGTGATCATGCTGCCGTCAGCCATGCTTTGGTAAGGCTGGATGTCCGGCATGATGCCTGGCGCCACCGGCTCCGCGTAATACTTCGACTTCTCGACCAGCCTGCCGTCAATCTGAATGTAGGTTTTTTTCATATCAACGCTAAAACGTCCTCATCATCTAATTCAAGGTGCAGATCTCGAATCCGTTGCACTCTGTCCAAATCGGCCAGCATCCGGTCGTAATCAATAGCTGGCAATGTTGCTGCTCTGGTTTCCATAAACGGCTCGGCAATCTCTGCCGCCGCCTCCGGCCTGCCCTCTACTATTCGCTCAAATGCGTAAACAATCTCGGCTTTGCGTCTGGCTGCGTCGGCTACCTCTTTTGCAAACTTCTTTTTAAGATAGTCGCCGTCGTGCGTGTCAAATTCGACAATCTGGCTTACATAGTCCCATGTCGCATCGTCCCAGGTGCCTGTGTCCCAGCCGCCGTTCACTGTGCAATCTCAACCCCAACAGCGCGCCCATCAGGACCGCGCACAATGCGCTTAGGCGCCATCAATGCAGACAGCGCTTGCTTTACCTGTTGCAGCGATTCATCGTGTTTGTTGGCCATGTCAGCGTGCAGGACGGTCACCTGATTGAGCGCATTAGACACCCCGGCGCCCAGCTCCTGCGCCACCCGGTCAGATGCCGCCTGCGCCGCTTCCGCGGTTTGCAGATCCACGCCGGGATTCGCCCCTATGCGCGCAACCATGATTTTAGTTGCCGCCTCAAGCTCGGATTTCCAGCGGTTAAAGTCGTCAACAGATTTAACCTCCTGCGCCTTCATTTCCATGCCGTGGCGCATTGTCTGGTCTTCAATCTGCGCCTGCATCTGCGCCAGCTGCATCTCGCCCTCGATCTTCGCCTGGGCAATCTGGCTGTCGAGCCGTGCTTTCATCTGCGCCGCTTGCATGTCGGACTGCACCCGCATTTGGTCGGCCTGCGCGGTCGCTTGCATTTTTGCCTGCTCCAGCTGCTGGGTAGCCTGAATCTGCATCATTTCAGGGTTCGGTGGTGCAGGCTGGGGATTGGCCGCGGCTTGCTTCTGCTTTTCCTTCAATTGGTCGAGCGCAGCATCGAGCGTGCCTTCAATCGGTTTGGCCTGCTTGAATCCACTGATGCCGAATTTCATTACCTCGACCAGCATCGGGATCAGCTCCGGTGAGGACTGACCAACCGGCAACGCCTCGCGCAACAGGCTGCCAAACGCCGTAATGAATTCGACACGATCCTTTTTGTTTTGTTGCTCGTCCAGCTGCACCAGGCTGTCGGAATCGACCTCAATTCTAAAGTTTCGCAACGGGTTGTCCTGCATGAGCTCAATGGCCTGCGGAATCATGGCCTGATCTTCAGGGCTCATCTGGCCGGCAGCGGCGTAGAGCAGGATCGTCTGCGGCTGGAATTTGGTGCAGATAACCTGCGCTTTCAGCCGAATCAGCTCGCTGGCAAACAGCGCCACTTCCTCCTGCATCGAGCGCAGCCGGAGCCCGGCATACTGGCCTTTGATCTGCTGTGCGGTCGCGGTTTCGCTGGCTGCGCTCTGGCCTCGAATGATGTCGCTGATGCCGGTAATCTCGTAAATCTGGCCTTTTATGTCCTCACGCGCCCGGTAGCAGTTGATTAGTGCGCTGGCCAGCATGTCGATCGGCAGAATGTCGATGCTGCCTTTCAGCCCGCCCTTTTCGCTAAACGCCATCCATTTGTCGACCGGGATCAGCGTGTTGTTGTCGCCCTCGGTCAGCAGTCGTTGCAGCGCCGGCTGGCTGGCGTCGTAAACGCCGCGGATCCGCAATGCCTTGACCAGTCCGTCAATTCTGTCTGACAGAATATCCAGCTCGTTTGCCTGGTCCTGGTAGATCACAAAATCCGGCACAGGAATCAGACTGTCGCTGGTGGTGGTGCTGTATAACGGCTGCGCGCAGGGAAAGAACTGGTCGAGCTCCAGCGGATCGTCGCGCTCGTCGATAATCTTCGGGCAGTTCTTCGACAGCCAGTAGACCTTACCGCTTTCCTTGTCCCACAGCTCGCAAATCTTCGCCCTGGTGCGCTCCTTCGTGCTCTGGCCATAGGTCGCCAGCGTTTCGGCGCCTGAGTCCAGCGGGATCTGCTTGGCCATCTTGGCGCCAAAACGCTCGGTCAGCGCATCTCTGGTCATGTAGACCCAGCGCCAGACGCAGGTTACTTCCTCCCAAGTGCGCGCAACGCTGTGGCCGAAATCCTTCCAGTAAACGTAATCAGTCGGGGCGCACTCATACTCGATTTCTTCTTGCGGCTCCTCGCCAGCGGTGTAGTCCTGACTTTCGGGCTTCGGCGCGCCTTCGGGCGTCTGGCCTTCGGCTGCTTCATTCTCGACATCCTCCGTGATTTGCAACCCGTCCTCCGGAATGCCCAACTGCCTGACATGCGGCTCGTAGCGCACCCATGCAGTCCCGCGGCCGCCAAGAAACCGGTCCTCGACCGCGTGTTTCATGGTCGACCGGAAATCTGGATAGTGCTCAATCTCAAAGTCTAGTGCGCGCTCGATCAGCTGGCCAGCCACCCGGCCAACCGGATCGTTGTCGCCAAACCTGCGCGCCGCCACAGCCTTCGGCAGCTTGGCATAGACCGCGGGGATCAGCGTCTGCACGTTCGACCACAGAATATTAAACTTGGCGGTTTCGTTCGTGTGCTGGCTGCGGTTATCGTCGCGGTAGCGTTTGACGATCTTCGCGCTGCGGGCTTCCCACTTCTTAAATTCGTTGTCGTATTGGCTGATGATGTTCAGCCACTTTTCGACGCCGGTGCTGGTTGGTTCCATTTATTTAAAACTCCGGTTCTTGTTTTAACAATTTTGCGGCATTTTTATCACCAAATTTATTTAGCCACTTAACTTGTTCATCTAATTCCATAAACCCAACGTCGTGAATTGATTTTCCGTTTGCATCGACATAATCACCAACATTTTTAATTTCGTATATCGGCACTTTAATATTAGCTTCTCTTGCTGCTTTTATTCTGTGCGAACCAGTC